GACGTTACCTGCTGCTTCTACTGCTACAGTACCAAGAGCAGAGGTAGTCTGGACACCAATAGCTGAGACGTTACCTGCTGCTTCTACTGCTACAGTACCAAGAGCAGAGGTAGTCTGGACACCATCGACCAACACTATTATCTGGTCAAGCCCCCACGGACCCCTACTCCACGGGCCTGAGCCCCAGCCTACGTAGTCAAGGGATGAGGCCATTAGTCATCTACGCCAAGCGCACAATAGCGTTTGTGGCGTCCGCCGCGGGGAACTGCACGGTAAAATCGCCTGCTGTGGATGTCTTGTCCGCGCCAAAGTCCAACACTGCGATGGCTGGGTTACCTGCTGTTGTGCTATAGATCAACGCGCCCCTAGCTGTCAGCGTTGCAGTGCTCCATGTAGAGTCCGCAAAGTCCAAAAATGCTGTGGTGCTGGAAGCTGCGGGGTTAGCAGAAATAGTTAAGGTGTTGCCACCGGCCGTGTACCCAGTGCCTACTACTTCATCCGTTGTCGCGTACGCGGTTGTGCCCGCACCTAGCGTCGCGCTAGACGTAAACAAAGCAATCTTGAATACCTGCACCGTGTCCGCGCTAAAGTCCATCTCCGCGTTCAGCAGAGCTATTTTAAACGAAGTGCATATTGCTTGTGCGATTGCCATCTCTTAGCTCCTTATTTTACGGGTATACGGGGCCGTCCGGCCCTGTACGCGTCTTGTCTGAGTTTGCCCTGCCCAAGGGACACAAGCAAGGCTAGGGACATCATATAGTGCTTTTCATACAGCACTACTAGGTCCTCCTCACCCTTCATAAACCGAATAGCCTCTACTAGCGCACCATTAAGCAAGACGCTATCGAAGTTGTCACCCAACCACGTATTGCCCGCAGTAACAATAGATTCCGGGTAGTAGCCATAGTGCAGCTCTACTGCGTACCCCGCGTCGGGTGACGGGCCTATAAGTAGCGATGTGTCACTGAATATGGCATAGTGTTTCGGTAGCCCTACAGCGGTGGGGGTGGGGTACGCTTCTCGTATGAAGTTAACATCCTTATCCAGCATAAACTCGTAGGCCCCATTCGCTTTTATCGCAGCTAAGCTGTACACATACAGGAAGTCAGGTGGCACAGTTAAGTAGTTATTGCCAACAGTAAGTGCGCCAAGGCTGTTTTTTCGCAACGCGGGTATCTCAACGGAGTTGTACACCTTCTGCTCAGCCTGCTGAGTAAACATAGCTAGCTGCTCAGCTTCAAACGTGTTCTCACATATGTCCTGCACGTTCCTTGTAAGCTCACTGTAGTTCATATTATACCTGTATCGTTACGTACCCGGCAGAACCCGCAGTGCGGACCCCCATTACTGGAATTATCTGTGCTCTACTCTCCGGGAACGTCGCCCCATCAGGTCGCGCATCGCGTATTGCTTGTGGGTCTCTAAGAGGTAGTTCCCCGAGCATGAGCTGCGGATGGTCCGGGTCCCAACAACTGTTACACACGCGCATGTTCTGCCGGGTATGCTTGACTATCTCAAACCTTAGGTCATGTAGCTTGTACGCAAACCCGCACCTGTCGCACAGACCTCTGGCTTTTTTCCCTGACGCATACGCGCTCATATCCTACCTCCTGATGCTAGGCACGAACCTAGCTGAGGTCTTGTCTCGGTCTTCCCCCGCGGCTAACGCAAACTGCTCTTCGTACATTTCTTTCAGCATAGGGATACGGGGCATTAGCTCTGGCACCTTTGTCGCAATGTAATACGCTAAGCCAGCGACCAACGTTGGCAAGAACCTAAAGTTCATGTCTGATATTTCAACACCCGCCCCTGCGTCTTGCACCCTGCGCATGCGCCAGTATTTAAACGTGTAGGCATCTGACTCGGGTACAGGCCACACGTTGATGCGTGGCGTATCCGCAAGGCGTTCTATCCACACTTGGATCGGTCGCCCGGGTGTTAGCTTGTTAGGAATAGTAGCCCAGTCACTAACGCTAATACGGCTTATCGTTATGTCCTGCTGTGTAGTGGAAAGTCCCGCGCCCGTGCGAACAACCTGCTCGAGCAGGTCAATCGTGTCCGCAGGTAGGTCATATTGGCCCGTGCCGGCGACAAGAGCAATAGAGCCCTCATCGATTGTCCATAAGTTAATGCCCCGGTTCTGCCACTCTATTGTCATTAGGTTCATAGAGCGCCGAGCGGTACGTAGGTCGTATCCAGAGCGCAATTCGCGGCCCGCACGTTCCCACGCTTCCTCAGCGATCTCTGTGAAGTCCATGTTAAACACAGTAGTGCCGGACGTTGGCATTATTTTACCTTCCTCTTTTTAGCATCTGAGACTCTTCTGGGTTTACCCGCTGGCTGACCTAGCTTACTTTTCTCAGCCACTTTCTTACGTTTTTCTGCAGCTGACATGTCAGAAGCAGTCTTAGGAGTTCTCGCGGACACTTTCTTGCTAGGCCGGCAGTAGGGGGTGGCTCTTTTATCCCCTTTCTTGCGCCCGCAAGCCTTACCAGTCTTAACGTCTTTCCAGTCTTCCTTGAACCAACGCTTTAAGTCAGCCCCTTTGCTAGTCTTACGTACCGCAGCCACTACTTACCAGCCTTTTTCTTTCGGCACTTCGCTATGGCACCTGAGGCATACGCGGAAGGAAAGACTTTGTAGCTGGCCTTAACCTTCCTATAACACGAGTCTTTTACCGAGCCACCGTTTTTATAGTAGGTTCGCACGTATCAACTCCTAGTACATCTTTGCTTTGCGGACGCCCTGTGTGGCCTTGCCACAACCACGTACTTTGCCGCCCTTCTTGTACGCCATTTTTTTGTCAGGCATACCACCAGCCATCATTTTTTTCTTGCCTTTCATGTCTTTCATGTTTTTCTTGCCTTTCATGTCTTTCATGTCTTTCATGTCTTTCATGTCTTTCATGTCTTTCATGTCTTTCATGTCTTTGATGTCTTTCATGTCTTTCATGTCTTTCCCTACCATTTAACTTTGTGTGACCAGTACCTAGCGGACATCTTATTAGGGCTGGAGTCTTGTGCATTGTGCCTAGCATAATACGACTTCTTACGGGCTTTGTCCTTGGCAGACTTTGGGCTACCACCGGCACCTTTTACGCCCTGCTGCCCAAACCGAATAAGCTTTTCTTTGCCCTCAGCACACGCTTTTACTACGTGGGACTTCTTCGCGTGTGAGGGGGTCTTCTTTGGCGCGTTGCAGGCCATTTTAGACTTCACTGTACCACCCGCTTTATAGTACTTATTCATAGCCTAATTTTGCACCCACACTTAACTGTAAAAGAACGTAACGCCTACTAGGTTAGTGAACGCGCTTATCCAAAGGTCATTGACTTTAATACCGTTACCGTCAGTGTTGATGTGCTGCGTTCCTGATGCAATGATGTCAACGTCGAGTACCGTAGCACCCCCGTTACCATCCGTGACCGTTAAGCGGCCGGCAGTGCCCGTGGACGTGAGTATTAGTCCGCGTATGCGCGCTGGACCCACCCCTGCGGTACCCGTGGCCGTACGTCGTACGGCCTTAGTATCTGAAAGAGCCATGTGTTACTCCTTGTCTTTAGCCTTTCGTTTAGCCTTAGCCTTAGCCTTAGGCGCGGGGATACTAGAAGTAGCGCCCTTTGCTGTGCGTAGCGCGCCCATTAAGATACTGCAGCTGAGAACGGTGTAGCTTCAGTGCCAGTGGCAGCGGTGACAATTTCAACGGCCCACAAGTTAGCTGCAACGTCACGGAGTTTCACCGTCGCCCCAAGAAGTCCACCAGTTGTGGTGCCATCAAACGTAATCGTGTCAGATGTGGCTGTTGTCTCAAAGATAGACGCTGTCCCGCCGCCATCGTTGGCAATAATAGCTGCGCCTGCCATAGTGTCCGCGGCGCTAGCCACTGAGATGGTTGTGTCGCTAGTCACCGTAACGGAAACAAAAAAGTCGTACACGTTGCCCGTGCCAGCGGCTGCAGGTAAGGTAACGGCAATGCCGTCTGCTCGTTGGAGGATGTTGACACGGCCAGAGTTAGCCGCTGGGGTTACTGCAAGCGTACCTACAGTGGTCGTTGTGATAGAGTCAGTGCCGGAAATAAACCCACCGGTAGACGTAACTGGACCTGAAAAAGTTGTAGCACCCATAATAATATCTCATGCAATGAGGTATATTCGTCTGCATGGTGTCAGTCGGGTCTGTCGAATACACCGGGTTATCCCGATTTATAGCAATCTAACACACTACTTTCGGGGAAGGAAGCTATTGCGTGAGGTAGTTAATAGCCCATTGCAAGTTGTCTACCGAATCCTTTAGCTTACCTAGTCCCCTATTACAAGCATCACAGAGTATGCCCCTAACTTTACCCGTCGCATGATCATGGTCTACACACATAGCCCGGGGGCCACCGCTACCACAAACCGCATCATTCGGTAGGGTGCATATCGCACATTTGTAATCCTGCTCCTTCAGCATACGGTTGTAATCATCTAGGGTTATACCGTACGACTTTTTTAGGTCTGTATTCTTTACTCTATCTGGGTTATTGGCACGCCACACTCGTGCATACACCGCCTTGTTCTTGCTGGGGAAAGTCTCTTTCCACTCCCAATTAGTTGGGCTTATAGGGGCCGTCCGCTCAGGCCTTGACAATTTATGTTGTTCTGGCTGCACACCAATAGCGGTAGCAAAAGCCCAGAAATCCGCCCGCCATTCGTCACACATGGTCGATGCCCCACCTCGCTTGTGCCATGCCCATTTCTGGTAGTGTGCGTGTTTTTCTCGGGAACCCCAGTCTTTAGCCCTTGGGTTATCTAGGGCGCGGTGAGTTCTCAGCCTGCTCATATGTACTGAGCATAACTGGCGTTGCAGACTGTATTGGGGTTTGTTGCAGTGGGGGACTGTACAGAGGGGTCTTCTGGACTTCAGGTCTTTACGGTAATGCATGTCGCACATACCCGTGCGGTGCGAGGGCCGTGTACATTCTGGAACAAAACAAGGAGAGGCTGTTGCCAGCCTCTCTCGCTCGTAGTGCTTACGGCATAGTCTAGTAGAAAATACCGTGTTGTTGCAGTCAGGGGTAATGCACTCTTCGTGGCCCATACTAATCCTATCAAGCGATTGGTCTAGGTCATTGTGGAGTAACTACCCCCTTTGGTCAAGCCCCAGGGCTTCCGTAAACAGCCAGCGGATCACTTACACCGAACGAGTATCGCTCACGAGCCTTATAGCGGCTGTTACCTGTGTCGAAGTCACCATCCATTGAGTTAGACAGTGCGGCACGAGTAAAGTGCTTGAGGCCGTTGGGGATGTCAGTGCACAAGAACCACGCGTTCACATCGGTCAGGTAGTGGTTGATCTTGTACCCGCCCGGAATGGAGTTGTTGTTCTCAATAGCATTGATGTCGTTGTCCGCAGTACCCACGCGGCCCACAGTCTCCAACAGGCGAGTTGCAACGAACTGCAACGCTGGTGGGATGATGAGCTTCTTAGGCATTGCCGCGATCAGCAGGCCACGCTCGTCGGTCCACAGGGAGATGGCGATAACAGCCGCTTCAAGAGAAGTTTCGTTAAGGTCAGCTGCCACTGCAGGGCGGTTAGAGTTTACACCGCCACCAACAAGTGGGTGATCCGTCGCACACAGAACTTTGCCATCGCCGTAAGTCGTACCGGAGAAAGCGTTGTTCAGGATTGCCGCACCTTTTACCTGCTTGGTGTAGGCCATAGCACGGGCCAACGCTTTGGTGTAACGAGCCGACAAAGAGTCGTACAAGTTATCCTCAATCGCTTCCTCAGTGAGAGAGAAGCCCATTGCGATGGTCTCGTGTGTGTACCGAGCAGTCCATGCTTCTTGTGCGTTGTCATAATCAAGCGCA